GTATGACGGCGTGCGTGGCACGGACTTCCGTGGGCGCCCGGTGACCCTCGACGCGATGAAGACCGACAAGGCCATGGAGGAGTTCTTTAACGGCAAGGTCAATGACTACGTGGCCGTCATCCTCCATCAAGTCGTCTTCCCGGCGACGGGGGCCTTCACTCCCATCACGCTTCAGAACGTAGCTGATGAGGCCTGGGCGGAGATGACTGGCGAGGAGAAGGAGAAGCTCCAGCGCATCCTGCCCATCGCGCTCGACGCTTTCGGCATCGGGGCTCGGCACTATGACCCGAAGGAGACGCGCCGCCAGCGCCGGGGCACCATCGGGCCCAGCCGTCCCTCGAGGCCTCGGTGATCACCACCCTCAAGGACCTGCTCAGGGCCATCCGCCGCCGCCCGACCCCCCAGAAGGCCTTGGCGTCAGTCGCTGAGGCGTGGCTCGCCAAGGGCGTGCGTGAGCACCGAGATAACGCTGGGCCAGACGTGTCCTGGTTCATCCACGATGGCGGCGGGACGCCTGCGAAGGCACCGCCCTGGTGCGCCTACTTCGTATCCTCCTGCTGTATGCAGGTCCACCGCTGCGGGTTCAGGTTCCGCTTCACCCGGACCGGCCGCGCCGTGACCCACTGGCACCAGGCCCTTCCCGAGCAGCGCGTTGACCGCGACGACATCTGGACCGCCCGGGACCCGCGAGGCCTCATCTTTGTCCGCACCAGGCTAACGAAGCCCGAGTCCGACCGTGACAAGGCCCTCAAGGGCTCTCGCCGACAGGGTCATACGGGGGTGGTGATCTCAGCAGACCGCCACGCATCCCCCCGCACCATCACATGCATCTCCGGCAACTCGACCGGATACGGCCATGACCGCGTGCCTGGTGGCGGTGCGGTCGCCAAGGAAGTCATCCGCGAAGGTGACGCGGCGTGGCTTAGGTTGGTAGGATTCATTCGCATTACAGAGACGGCCCAAGGGACCCCATGAAGTACATCCTTGTATCCATTTTGCTCATGTTGCTCGCAGGGTGCGGCAGCACCTATCACCTCCGCACTGGTGGCTGGACGCTCAGCAAGACCGCCGAGGGTGCGTGCCTGGTGGTGCATGGTGACGGCGACCCCATGGTGACGAAGGTGTGCATCGCCGCACCAGAGCGCCTCCGGGTCTCCGAGGCCATCGCCGAGGAGATGTGTCGTGGCTCTGAGTGATGCGGATAAGGACCTGCTCCGAGTCCCGGTCGTCACTGCTGCCTTCTTGGAGGCAGTATCCAAGGCTGCTGGCCTCGAGTCTCTTCATGCTGCGGCTCAGACGCTACAGCTGGTGCCCGTGGAACAGATTGCCGAGGCTCTTGGCGTCCTCCGTACTGATGAGGTCTTCATCGAGACGGGGACCATGGAGATCTTGGACGATATCGAGATTGAACTCTTTGGAGACGAGGACGACGAATGATTAAGCCAGTACACTCATCCCCCATGGACGGGGCCGAGATCTCAGTGGTGGCCGCCGCCATGGTGGCCTGCATCCTTCATGTGGCCGGCGTTGTCACGCTTGACCCGGTCGACTACGGCGTCGCCATCGGCGCCGTCCTGACGCCAGTGGTTATGTTCGGTGTCCGCATGGTTACTATTCTATCCGGCCGCCTGGAAGACTCGGTGGGTGGAGACGACTGATGTCGCCCGCGACATGGGTCAAGTCCAACGTCGTCGCCGTTGCCACTTGGCTCGGCGTCGCGCTGTCTCTGGCGGTCACAGCTACCGCCCACGTGGCGCTCGCTGATAACACCCAGCAGGGCCTCGTCGAGATGGTCGATGAGCACAATGTGAGCATCGTGGAGCTCGAGAGCGACGTTCGGTCTGTCCGAGAAAACCAACAGCGCGTCGTCCTGGTTGTCGAGCGCATAGAGGCCACGCTCAAGGAGCTGGACCGCACCACGGCTGCCTTGCGCGCCCTGGTGCGAGACCGTGAGCGGTGAGGACAGATGGGAGCGCCATGAGGTCGAGGGGTCGTTCATGGACGCGGTAGCCGAGGTCCTCCTCAATGAACCGCCCTGCTCCTACGTCGTCATCACCGAGGGCGAGAACCCTGACGCGCCCGGCCCCAAATACATCGTCCTCGTACCGCAGTGGGGTATCGCATGAGTGAAGCAACATGGGCCAAGCTCCTAGCTGAGCATCCATCCGTCAAACCGTGGGCTGCCAGCCGGCAATGGGCCCGGGTCGCCAAGCGCACAGGGCTGGACAGGGAAGAGGCCAAGCGCTTCGGTCGGTGGGTCCTGGGCCAGGGCGAGGAGCCCGCCGAAGCCACCGAAGAGGACCCCGAGCCCGAGGCGGATAGCCCGCTCGAGGCCCTGAGTGACGAGTACTGGTTCGACGTGGAGCGAGCTCGGTACGTGTTTCACCTACCCACTCGAGGCCCCTTCGCCCTGCCCGCTGACACGGTCGACGGTATCCGAGAGGCGTACAGCAGCCTCGGTGGCGGGGCCACCGTCAATCAGGTCGCTCGCCGGTTCGGCATGGCCAGGACCACCACCATCGGCGTTATCAGGGCCCTGGGCCTGACCCACGACTCACCCCCCTGGGGCCCCGAAGAGGTAGCCTCCCGCTCGGAGACGGACCTCATCGAGGACCTGCTCCAGCGCAAGACCGAGCGCGTCATCGTAAAGGCCGAGCGTCGCGCCTGGTCGAGGGTCAAGTCGAAGGCCGAAGCCTATGACCGCATGGACCTGTTCGCTCAGCGCATGGCTGAGCGTCTCGAGACCATCACCGCAGGCGGCACCCCGGTCCCCAGGCTGAGGCTGCCGATGGCTCGGCACCCCTATGAGGTGGTGCTGAGCCCCACCGACTTCCACTGGGGTAAGCGGGGCGAGCACTACAACCGGGAGATAGCCAGGGACAGGCTCTTCGATGTCACCGATAGGCTGCTCGACCGGCTGGTCAACATGGGCTGCCCCGACCGCATCCTCCTGGTCCTGGGTAGTGACGGCCTACACATCGACTCGGCGAACAGCACCACCACCCGGGGCACGGTCATGGACACCGATGGCACCCCAGAGGAGCTGGCGTCTAGTTGGATCCAACTATGCGCAGCCTACGTTGACCGAATCAGGCAGGTTGCCCCGGTGAGACTACATATCATCCCAGGCAACCATGATGCCTATACCTCTGTGCTGCTCAGGACGGCGCTCTCCGGGTGGTTCAGGACGGCAGACGACGTGGAGGTCATAACCGACACCAAGAACCGCCAGTACTACCGCTACGGGCGGTCTCTGCTGGTGTTCCTCCATGGCGACATCGGCGCCTCGAGGGACTGGGTCGAGCTCGCCGCCAACGAGGCACGTAAGGAGTGGGGTAATACCGACCGCACGTTCATCTTCACCGGCCACCTACACACCGAGCGCGAGCTGGAACAGCGGGCCGGCGCTATCGTCTACCGTATGCCCAGCCTGGCAGGCGCGGACCGGTGGCACCAAAAGATGGGGTACGTGGGCAATCGCAAAGCGCTCGCCGCCTATCTCGTCGACAACCACCGTGGCGTCGTCGCCACTCTGATCGAGCCATCCGACCCGCCTGTTGCCGAGCAGTAACACACCCAGTACCATGATGGCATGGGTAGGTTATTGGCCATTATTGCTACGGTGGTGATTCTGGCCTCATGCGACATGCCTGCCCCCATCATCCCACATGAGGCGGAAGTCGGTGTCTCACTCGGTTTCGTTTGCAGATTCGATGGCGTCGTTATTCTTCGGGCGTGGCTGGTCCTCCCCGAATGGGCAGCACGAGACTACTTCGACCCAGACACGGGAGACCAGTACGCGGGACAGCCGGTCAACTGTTCGGGACCGAATCTCATGGGGGCCGAGTGTCGTATTGAGCCTTGGACAGACAAAGGCTCAGGACCCCACCTATATCTCGATCCTGAAGCTGGCCCTTGCCCAGGCGACGATGAACCAGGCCTTGGCTAGCCTGGGCGAAGAGGGCAGCGACTAGCAGCGCCAGTGATGGCGCCGGGTCAGCCAATAGAACCAGACCCGCTCGCTGCCCACGTCAACAGACCACGTGACGACAGAAGACCGTGGTGTTTCGACCACCAGCGGGACATAAGCCCTGGCAAGGTTGCCCATGGCCCAAAAGGTAACTACCGCCAGCACCGTCAGCAAGAGCGTCAGCCGGTGGGCGCGGACCACCTAAATCCGGCGACAGCCGGTTACGGTCATCGTTCCGGTGGTGCCGGCTGAGGTGGTGCAGCGCACGTATCTGACGCCTGCGGGGAAGTCGTCGTTAGCCCCGCTGCTCCTCACGGGCCCGTTCCGGGCGATGATGTCGCTGGCCGACAGGCCCGAGATGTAGTTAATGGCGGTGACGCCATCACACGACACGTCAATGGCCACATTGGTGCCCCCAGCCTTGGCCCACTGGAGACACACGTCAACGAGGGAGCCGATGTCGACCCAGCCAGAGGTGGCGTCAGCCGGCATCGGGATAACTGCGGCGGTCTTTAGCGTGTATGACATCTGGTGGTCTCCTTGCCTGCCGTCAGGCTACCACGCGGGCGTTTGCGGTGAAAGAAAAGGGCCCCCGGTGGGGTGCGATGGGGTTGTTGATGTCGAAACACAGCGTCCCACCAGGGGCCAGCACCCACTAGAAGCGGATGTCGTCGTCGCCCCAGTGGTTGCCCTGGCTCTTGTCGCCAGCCTGCGGGGGCTCGGAGTTCCGCTTGGGCTCGCAGAACTCGAACCGGAAGGCGCGGACGTAGGTCTTGTACTGGTCAACGCCCTCCTTGTTGGTCCACTTGTCGGTTTTGAGCGCGCCCTTGATGTAGACCAGCGCGCCCTTCTTCTGGGTCGCCATCATCTCAGCGGACTGCTCCCAGAGCGTGACCTTGTGCCAGTCAGGCGGCCTCCCGGCGCCGTTGTTTGTGGCGACGGTCACATCGCACACGGCCTTGTTGTCAGCGCCCACGCGCCTCAGTTCAGGGTCGGCGCCCAAGCGCCCCAATAGCGTTACATCGTTGGCCATCTGGCCCTCCTTTTAGCGGCGCCCTTACGGCGCCTGATCAGAATGCGCAGCTCACGCTGCCAACATGGCTCGCACCGGACGACACCGACCTTTACGAACCGCTTACAATCGACACACCTGGACCGCTCGGACCAGATGGCCCACTCCCTAATAGGCATCTTCATCGAGCGCCCCCTGCTCCTTGAGGAACTTGGTCATGACCGCCGTCGTCAGCCTCGAGAGCGTCATGCCGGCCCCGATGTTCTGGTGATTGAACGCGCTGACGTACTTCTCCGCAGCCCGGCGGACGTACTGGGGCATGTAGGCCTGGATGACCGCACGGTCGTCGTCAGCCAGGCGCTTCTTGCTCGTCTTGTGTCGCCAGCCCTTCACGGTCGCTCCTCCTTCCAGTCGAGGAAGGCAGCGCGCCCCCTCTCGGTGCCAAGGTAGTCAAGCAGCCGGCGGCGCGAGTCGGGGTCCATCCCGCTGGGGCGCGGGTTATTCCGCTTCACCCCTGACCCGTCCGTGTAAGTGGTGCTCTCAGACCAGGCGGCCACCTCGTTGTAGTCCAAGTCGAGCTCGGCCCCGAGCCGAGCGCAGAACCCAGGCCGGTCATCCTCCCACGAGGCGTGGTGCTTGGCCTTGCGCACCGCCTCAGCGTCAAAAGGGACATCCG